AAAACTCTTTTGTATCGCTTTTGTTGTTCGTAGAAGTATTGTGCACCTTTTTCTCTCATATCTTTCATGCTATTAGGATTTCCACCAGCTATGATACCTGCGCCTAATACTCCATCTGCTCTTGTTACAAACTCTCCGTCTGCTAATTGAGCTAACATTGTATCCTCGTCTTTATCTCCAACTCCTGCTCCGTCCTCTACATAACCTGATGCTCTTACATAATTATTAGCATCGTTTTCGTCATGAGAAACTTTTGATGGAAGGTAGTTAATACCACCTTCGTTAAATTTCTTAATTTGAGCTAATCCACCTTCTTTTAATTTATTTGTTTCAATTGCATAAGGTCCCATTCTAAACTTACCTTGATTTGCTGGATCTGCTTCAGGTATGTAAAGTTGTTCAAAAGTTTTCTCATCGCCTGAAACTGGATCTATATATTTAAATCCACCTCTTTGTTTTTGTAATTCTGCTACAGCTAAATTATAAGTGGGTGTAAAAACGTCTTGTGGTTTATTCTCAAATGCACCTGAAAAATAACTTAAAGCCCCAATACCAGTGGCTGCTTTAAGTGGATCAATTTCATAAGCTGTTGTTCCTTGAGCAGTTTTTAAAATGTCACCTGCCTTATTTCTTTTTTCTCTCATGAATAGTTTTTGTAATATGTTTCTATTATCAGGTCCAGGAACATTATTTACAACGTTATTTACATTAGCACTTGCAGCGGATGGAACAAAAAATGAATTACTTAACGCTGCTTGGTCTATGCTTTGCACATTTGAACCAAGAGTTGATGAAAGAGCAGTATTAGATACTGGTGCTGTTGGTATATTTAAAGCTGGAAAAGTTTGTCCTAATGATTGTACAGGACCTAATTGTGTGAAAGGAGTAAAACCGCTACCTGGTCCTGTAGCACCTGGCACCATTTTACCACCTTGATAGCCTAAGAATGCTCCTGTCGCTCCTGCCAATAATCTTTGAAGTCCTGATCCACCAGCGTCTTTAGATGCTTTGTAACCTTTGTATCCTCCGTAGGCGGCTAGTGCATAGGGTAAAAATTGTAACATATATTATGTATTCCTTAAAATTAGCTAATTGTAAAATATTACCATTTTAGTCTTTGATTATCAACTCATCACCAAAAGAGGCTCTGTATTGATGTTCTCCGACATGAGTTATCTTTTCGGTAATTAGTGCATGACATTTACCACCTATATCTCTCCATCTTTTACAAAAGGCAAAATCTTCTCCTAAATAACTTTTTTTAACAGGATCAAAATCGGTATCAAATAAATTATAAAAGAAAGGTCTATTAGTAAATTTTCCGTTAATAATAGTTTTTTGGACAATCTCTTTCTCAGGATAAGCTTTAATCATCTTCTCTATAACTTCTCTTTTGATCAACATACATCCAGTTGGTGAATGAGTAACTTCTATAACACCATTATTTATAGTTATGTCTTTCTCATTTGGTAGTTTCATCGGGTATTGATATAAAGCTTTATATTGTAAATCATGTTCATTTTTTATTTTACCACTCTTAATTTTTTCCCAAGCTTGACTCCAACTTAAAGTTTTCAAAGGATAAGGAACTGATATTACATCTTTATCTGCAGCTACCATTTTAAAAATAGACTTACTGTCAAAGTCTATGTCGGAGTCAATAAACAATAAATGTGTACTATCTGTTTCCATAAAACCAGAAACACATAAGTTTCTACCTTGAGTAACTAACGAAGATTTCATGACCTGAAAACAAACTAATACATTGTTTTTAATACATTGTTTTTGAAATTCTAAACACGCTTGGAAGTAATGTAACGAAACATCACTATGGCATGGTGTTGCTACAAATATAGAAAACTTTGCTGGCTTTGAAACTATATTTTTTGTGGGTTTCTTTTTTTCTTTATTAAACCAAATAGGTTTACTTGGATCTTGCATTAATTTACCCATCTATCTATTAATTTTATTTTTTCTTCTGCATTAACTATTTTTTCTAATAGTTTATCAATTTCATCTAAATGCTGAGGATGTTCTCCTATGCCAACAGAATTTTTTAAATATATTTGTATTGTTGTTGATGCCTCAGCTATTTGTGCTTCGTATCTTTTTTTAAGTGCTTCTAACATTTTGTAATGCTCCTTGTAAAAAGCCAGTCCAGTGGCCAGCTATTGTTTTCCAGTTATAAAAATGATTGAAAAAGTTTTGTTGAAACTTTAGATGATTTCTACAACCTTCTGTGTTTATTTGACTTGCTATACCATCAATGACGGCAGCAAATTGTTGTGCTAAGTTTTCCCAATTTTTATCGTAAGGAATATATATTGGAAACTCTGTGCAAGTTTCGTATAGTGCTCCGTTGTCCGTTGTTGCTACGTATAGACCACATGCCAAAGCTTCTAGAGCAGATATACAAAACGTTTCTTCCCAAGTATTAGGATAAACAAAAGCATCATAAGTATGTAAATTCTCTAATATGTAATCGTTAGGTTTGTATCCTATATAATTTACGTTAGGTAATTTTCTAGCTTGATCATATAAGTCTTTATAAATATGGTCATGTTCCTTTTTGTAATCGTCTCCATAAACCTGTGTGCTACTATAAACATCTAATATAATGTTAGGATTGTTAACTAATTGCATTGCACCTAGTAATACAGATAAGCCTCGCCATGGTGTAGGATGATAGATAAGTTTTATTTTATCTCTTCTAGGTTCAGGATCTCTTTTAGTAATATCAGGTATACCGTTCTTTATAACAGTGCATCTATGTTCTGGTAATGAGAAAGTCTTTCTAAACTGTTCATAGTTCCAATGGCTATTAAATACAAAATAGTCATACTGATTAATTTGTTTCTTGTCTTTAAAAAAGTCTTGAAATTGTGGTTGATCAGGTGCCATTTTTTGCCAAAGAATATTTATTTTATTTTTAGCTAATGGAACTTTTCCAGGCACAGATGTACATATTTGAAATTTGTCTAATAAATCTTTATCGACATATTTTTCCAAGAATTGATGTTGTAACTCTGTTCCACCTTGTGGTTTCATGTTTTTGTTTTACTAAAAATTGGAAGATCAGGCACTTGTACCTCAACGTCAGTAGCTAAGTCTTCTTTAGGATGTTCTTTTAGAAAAGCTGCTTCCGTCTCGTATCTTTCACCTGTTTTAATACTTCTGTAGATAGTTTTAGTCTCACATTTAATTTTATGATAAACGGTCATAATAGTTTAGTATACTAAACTAACGTCCTTGTCCACGATACTTTTTACGAGCGGGTTTTCTTTTACTATAACTTTTTGCGTGTTGACCAGGACGTTTTTTTGGGGTTCGTTTGTGGTAATTGTTTACCCCAAACATTGGTTTCTTTTTAGCCATTTTCCTGCGATCTATCTATTTGTGCATAAGTAATGGCACCTTGAATTTTATTACTTCCTGTCCCTGCTTGAACTGTAATTGCATCACCAGCTTCTAAATTTAAAGTTTGCGGTGTAGCGTTAACTTGTGTTTTAGCTGCAACTTCATCTCTAAAAAATTCGTATTCAGCGCTTGAATCAGATGAGTCTACTAAATTCATATTAACTAAAATAGCAGATGATGCATCATTATTTACACAGTAAACGCTTTTAACAATAATAGTTGCACTCGTAGGACACGTTAGCACCGTTGTCTTTCCTGTACCAGCTTGTTTATATCCTTGATTTTTATATTGTATTGTCATGATAAAAAGTAGTTAAAAGCATTAAGATCATTTTTAATATCATTCTCATATGAAAAGTTCAACTGAGACTGTAAGGTTCTCAAAGCTTGTTGAATTTGTCTTTGACCCTCTTCACTATAATTAGGTTTTGGTTCAGGTATTTGTATTGTTATTTTTGCCATTATCTTCTTCCATCGACTCTTACATCAAATCTAAAAGTTCCGTATCTCCAACTCTCGTCAACATTTTCGTTCTCAATCTGCACGGCTGCTAATCTAGCTCTCGCTCTTGTGTCAACTTTAGTAGTGCTGGAGCTTACAGTAAAAGGCCCCAACGGACTAGATGCTGCTGTTGAACCTTGTGGAAATGAATTTAAAAATAGTGTTACTTTTGCATTACCACTTATTCTTTTAAAGTCAGGTAAAAATCTTCTTACACTTAAAAGAAACTCACCATCTCCTGGTACGCCAGCATTACCGTTTAAGTCAAATTCACCAGATTTTATAAAAGAAGTTATAGCAGTTTGTGTCCCATCGCCATTAGCTTGGTTTATTCCAACTTCGTGAGCATAGTAAATAGATGCTCCGTTCGATACACCACTAACTACAGGAAATGTAGGAGTGTTGTTTGCGTTATAATCAGTTGCGTAAGGGACATCATAAACTGTCGATCCTACCCATGTGGATCTGTCTAGTGTTCCTGTTGTCCAAACGTTTTCATCATAATTATATGTTACGACTCTATTTATTTGTTCAGATCCCGATGTAGGATAAAACCAATTTATTTCAGAGTATAACTCATTGATACCACCAAACACAATTTGACCAGCACTGTAATTTATGCCTGGATTATTTCCTTGTGAAGTAAAAACAAAATCTTCTACTAAACATGGCAAGGATTTTACTGTTCCATCGTAAACATAGAAACCACCAGTTTTTCCCATCCAAAACACGGCACCATTCGCAAACATCCCTGCATGTTGCCCTAGTAGTCCATTGTTTGATCCCACTTTCCTAATAGAAAAGGTAAATGGTGGGCCAACAAACTGCACCTCGTAGGCAGCGGTATCTGTTAAAACTAAAATATAATCTTTACCTTTGAAAGCACCAATGATTTGCGTTCCATCATCTAACCTAAATGTTCCTGCGGTGTTCGTTGAGGTTGGTTCATAAACATCTTTTTGT